GCCGACAGGTATTTGTCCTCAATCGAGCTGTAGGCCATCACTGATTCCCTTCTGCTTGTTCAAGTAGGCGCTTGATCTGCGCGATCTCACGCTGTTTGTTTTTGTTATCCCCAGCCTTACGCTCCAAAGCTGGCAGCGAATCCCGATTAATTGGGCCATTGATCCAAGGCTTTTTCTCCCAAACCTCGGTCAATGATTTTTGTGCAGCCTTGGCCTGCTCGGTATTGCGCCTGGCCTCCAGATCCTTGGATACTTGCTCAAGTATTTGCTTGGGCTGCAAGAACTTGCCATCTCGCACGGCCTGAGATTGGATTTGCAAAGCACTGGCGCGGAGCTGCTGCAGGCGCTCAAACTCTTTGCCCTTGGGGTCAATCACAGTGACTGAGCCTGGCGAGGTTGGAATGCCAGCCAGCTTGATCAGGCCTGTGTCAATATCTCGCTGGTCGCGGCGATCTTCACTGGTCAGCAGCTTCAGTGCAGACACCTTCTGCTTGCCGCTCAAGGTGGAGTTGTTGAAGATCTGATCTGGGCTGGTGATGGTGCCCTCATAGATCCCGCGCAAGGTGTTGAACTCTGCGATAGGGTTGCCTTCCTTGTTGGGCTCCAGCAGATCCTTGAGCACGCCCAGTGGCACCGCATCTGGCTGGCGCTCGGCGATGCCAACGATTTGGGTGATCAATGCTTTGCGCTGGGCGTTGCCCTCTGGCAGCGCCAAGGCCTTGTCATACAGCGGTACAAACTCAGCCACGGCCAGGCGCTTGTCTTCAACACGCTGGGCATCTTGCACGGCCTTGCGGTTGTTGAAGGCGACCATGTAATTGGCCACCACCTTGGCCTTTTCATCATTTGGCATGCCAGCAAAGACATCCTTCATCTTCCCGATTTGACCCGTTTGCAGCATTGTCAAACCCTGGCTGAAGTCAGTTGTGAATTCCTTGCTGGTCACAAACGCGCTGACAGCGTTGACCTTGGCGGTCTTGAGCGCAGCTTCAAACTTGTCGCTGTAAGTCTTTTGCAAACCGGCATCCCCGATCAACAACGCGCTAGTGCTGATGGATTGTCGAAAAACATCGGCCAGATCATCAACTGATCGAACCGTTGGAGACACAGATTTGGTGCCGTCACTCTCGTAGTAGGTCTGCGTGTTTTTTGTATCAAGCCAATATCCACGGGAGACAGCAGCCTCCAGCAGCCTGGTGTTGTTGTCAAAGTCGCGGTCAAACTTAATGACCTGCGCTTGCTTTTGGCGCTTGATCTCAAACTCAGCGGCCTTGGCCAACACGGTGTTGCCCATGGTCGCAATGGTGGCGCGGAACTTGAGCGAGGCCTCTGGATCCACACCGGCCAAGCTCTTGCTGTACCCATCCATCATGGTCGCGATCTTGCTCTGCACCTGGCTGGATGTGGCCATGCCTTGCTCAACTGCGGTGAGCATGACAGTCAGCTCGTTGCGTGCCTCGGCCTCAAAGTTGCTGGACACCTCAAATGCTCTGGCCTTGCGCACGGCCTGGTCATAGATGTTGAACTTGCCGCCCAACTGCAGCGGTGCGGGGTTTCCATCCTTGGCCGCTCGCAGTTGCTCATCGGTGATGGGGTTGTTTGCCACATACTGGAAACCAGCCTCTTGGGCGGCACCCTTGGCAATGCCAAACAGCGTGCCACTCAGGCGGTCAAGTGACTGGGCCAGCGTGTTCTGGTAGTTGGCAGCCGCCTGCAAGCCGACATACTGGACTTGTGGCGCTTGGACGCTGGGCAACACCGCACCAGGGATGCCAATATTCTCAACACGCCCAGATTGAAGTAATGGTAGATCGGCCATTATGTAGGTGTCCTTGTCTGTGCAAAACGCAGCACGCCTTCACCAAATGAGATGCCAGACAGCATGCCGCCAGACTTAACAGCAAAGTCACCAGCCATTCTGAGTTGCTTGGCCTGAGTCTCGGCTGCGTTCATGGTCAGATCGGCCTGCTCTTTAGCTGCCAGAACCATGGCGCTGGCATCTTCATAGCCCATGATTCGGGCGGTCAAAGCGTTGAGGTTGGTGATGCCCACATCTCTGTATGTTGCACCTACGTTTGCGGCCTGGATAGATGCTGCAGATCCTTCATTGGATACCGTCCCATTGGCAGCGGCTCGCGCACGCACAGCAGCGTTGGCTCGCTCCATGCCACGCAGCAGTGTGTTGCCAGCAATGGTGTAGTTGAGCGCTTGCATATCGGCTTGCTTGAGCTTGCGACCAGCTTGGATTGACGCATACTTCTGATCTTGATCGGTGCGGATCTGGGCCAAGCGCAGGGTGTCAATCGCCTGCACCTCATACATGCCTTGCTGATAGTAGGCTGCTGCTTGTTGAGCACCGGCCTTTGTAATGTCAGCACTCAGTTGCAGCCATGGTGATGCGGTAGTAATTGCACCAGTGACAGCATTCAAGACCTTCCCGCCGGTTTCCAACATGTCTTGAAAACTTGAGTTGGTGTTGTAGTCAACGCCTGGGCCAGAACTAGAATCCCATCCTGGCTCCATTGTGGTCATAAAATCATCAGCCATTATGTGCCTCCAGACACAGCGACCTTGTACTCAAGACCCAGCAAGGTCATCTTGAGCGGCAGGCTTTGTGATATTTCTACAGCGGATTCACGCGAATAACCAAGCACGCCATTGACCCGTTTAACCCCGGTGAACTCTGGTTCTGGGTCATCTAGCAGCGGGTTGTCAAATGTTCTGAAAGGCACAGGATTGTTGTTCAGCGCAATGTGCTGGGTGTCGTTGACCACAGCATTGATTTCAACAATGCGTTTTTTGAACCCCAGCCTGGTGCCGGTCTGCAGCTTGATCTCAACAGGCATGGTCTTGGCATAGACGGTGAACGGCAGGCCAACCTCGTAGCTTGTAGTGCTGGCTCGGTCAAAGGTTACGGCCCCAGCACCACTCACTGTTTCATCTCCTTGTGGCACGCCATCGCAAATGACATTGAGTGCCTTGCCAACATGCGGTAAGCTGCCTGCGCTTGCAGCAGCACCTCCGACAAACGCACAATCAGTAAAGCGATCAAAGCTGAAATACTCAACAAAATATCTGTCAGTACTGTTGAATGTGCGCTTCACAACGGCATAGATGTCGGTCACATCAACGCCGACATCAGTGAATATTCCATCTGTGGTGAACTCAGACGGGGCGGTAATTTGCTGGCTGCGCATGATTGAAAACACAGCCATGCTGCCATCATCTGTGTTGACCATCATCAGCAAATCGCCCTCATCTGTGCTGGTTGCCCGGCGCAAAGCCATGCGTGATGGCGTTTTCAGCAAATGGCCAGAGAGCAAAGATATACGGGTTGTGACGTATGTGAGCTGCGTGTCTGAAAACAAGAACTCGTTGAGTGATTTGCCCTGGCGCTGGATATAAACCGACCCAGACTCCAGCGATTGCACGCGAGTGCCGGTCTTGGTGCCATTGCGAGACACGGCCTTGAATGTCAGTGTTGTCGGGGTGATCGGCTCAGTGCCAGATTGGGGCACAAAGAACTCACCACCTGTTGTGAACACTTGCAAGTCACGGCCAGAGATCATGTCAACAATGACGTTGAGCGAGCTGGTGTCTAGGGTTGCCTCAACCGCATCATCATCCAGTGACTCACTGGCCTGGAACTCATAGAACAGGTTGATCTTGCTGCCCCAGATCGTGGATGGCCGCGACTTAGAACCACCGAAATACAAGCGGCCTTCATGGAATGTGCCCGTGCGTGGCCAGCCCTTGCTGGCACTCCATACGTCTTCATACCCTGACTCAACCTCCCAATTGCCTTGTGCAATATTGGCGGTGCTGAAAAATGGATATTCAACAACAGCATTGACTTTTGTGGTGCTGGTGTACTGAATGATGCGAGCTCTACCTTGTGGTGTCGCATTGATATATTGACCTACGCTTGCAGCACTGAAGGCGGCATTTTGTGATGCCAACTCCACATTGCCAGACACAGCACTTGGTGTCAGATGGCCAGCGCCAAGCGTGGTTGAGCTGGTCACAACCATCGTGAAAGAATATCTTGGGATGCTGTCAAACGTGATGGTTGTCATTGTCCAATCTGAATTGCTCGCACCCCGAACCAGCTTTACCGGCTGCAGATCAGGGTGAACAATGATCATGGTGTCTGCACTTTGCGTCCAGCAAATATCTGACAGCATGGGCCCAGTGATGCTGGTTGCCAGGTATGGATTACCGCCACCATTGATGCCTGTGATTTGCACGCCATCTTTGAACACATACATGCGCGATGGGGTGAAGCACAGCATGTAGCTGTCATCCACAGAGAACTCAAACGGCACCAGGCGCACGCCATTGGCCGCGCTTGGGGTGCTGCTGTTGGGCAGCTCTGCCATGTATTTAAGCCCTGGCCTGCGTCTAATGCCACCCTGTGGCTGCACCACAACATTGGTGGCCTTGGCCAAAGCATTGTTGTACTGCGCCAAATCCACCCGCGAGCGCAGCAATGGGTCGAGCTCCCCGGTACTAAAGTTGGTCTGGATGTCTACAAAGCGAGGCATCAGTTTCTCACTGCGATCAGGCTGTAGTCTTCAATCACCCTGGTCGGGTTGCCTTGGCCATCAATGTTCATGGCGGTGCGCATGTACCCACCTCGGCCATTTTCGGCAGGGTCGCCAACCGCCACGCGCTGCCAGTACACGGCCCGGTCTGATTGTTCGGTGATCGGCATGGCCAAGTGCCAGGTCAGCATGTACTTAAGCAATTGGACAAAGTACTGTGGCATTGCAAACTCGCCAATGCTGGACTGATAGTCGATGTAGACGCTGGTCAGGTTGGTGAGCAGCGCATCGCCCTGGATCTCCCATTCTTTTTGAACGGGGCTTCCTTGGGAAGAGCTGTTGTACACAGCCCTTGGGTTATTTAAACGGTCACCAGGCAGTTGATACTGGTAACGCCAGACGCTGGTTGGTGCGGTCACCAACTGAGCAAGCTGAATCTTTTTGGTGTTGAATGTCCACGGGTACACCACCAGGGTGGAGTCGCGGATGTCTGGATATAAGCGGTCACAGGCGCTTGACTCATCGGTGCCGTCATTGAATGAGGTAATAGCTTTGGCACCCAGCATGATGAGTGCATCAGAGCATATTGTGATCCCGGTAT